CTTTAAATGTTCTTACCATCTTGCGCTGATAAGGGTATAAATTAAAGTTGATCAACCCCTTATCGACGTTAACAATCTTCATGTAGTTGTTGATAAAGTATTCTGGATCTTTTGCACACTTGTGATATTCACGGATTTGCTCTTCCGTATAATTGATTTTTACGCCTGATCTTTTTAGAGATGGATTACCAAGATAGTTTTCAGACATCAGACGATTCGCCGTCAATAATATTTGGTCTGCCGTTTATGATAGCTTGCAAATCAGCTGTGCTACCAATGAATACTGCATTATTTACGACAGTTGGATTATTTGATGAGTGATCATCACCTCTAATTTCTTTAACCTTTTTCTGTAGGTCTACTAAATCCTTGCTTACATCAGAGATAGTTTTTATAAGCTGACCAACAACTTCATATGCTCTGGGTTGATCACTACCTTCAGCAAGTAGCAATAGACTCTCAAGCGCCTTTTTACCTTGACCTATAACTTCTTTTAGATTGCCTCTAGCTTCATTATAATCGGTCTCAAGCGGATCACTGTCATCAATATTTGCCACTACTGATGGTAATGGTATTTCTTTGACTACATCAGGAAGATTTAACGCATTTCTAAGACCATTATGTAAATCACTCATTTAACTATCCTGTCCTGTTACTGGATTATATTTAACACCACCTGGATAAAAGAATGTATTAGGTGCAAATTTCCATGCGCTGTTTGCAGATATACTATTATAAGATATCGATGCAGCACTATTTGTGGTACCAGCACCATTCGCTAATAGACCTGGTTGTATAGTTACGCGAGATGTAGTAAGCGAACGTGCAACTTCTTCGTCAGTAATATCAGCCGTTATACCATATATCGTATTTGCCTTCAATGCAGTATCCATAGAATGGAAATTGAGAATAGTTCTTTTGATGATACCACCCTCATTTGCAGGTGCGCGCACCGGACCAAAGAACCAACATTTCATAGTAAAATTGTAGGTATAAATTAAGGCCCTACGATTTTCATAATCACCCTCATAAGTATCTTCGATTGACATACTATTCAATATTGTTGGGACATCAAGTTTGATGCCCATTTCAGGTATTAGATTGACGGTATTTGTCCACTCCGGTCCAAAAAATGGTAATATCTGTTCCATAACTTGAACACCATCATCAGCATTTCTTACATATGAATAGAGAGAAAATGTAAGATTCCAAGGAACTGGAGTTCTTTGATATTGTGTTTTCCCATTAGAATTTAATGCAGAATTTCTAGTAACCGAAGTAAGTCTGCGTGTACCGTCATATTCAAATCCAGTAATTTCAAATGCAAGTCTAGGTAATATTGCTTGTAGCTGAGCCGTTAAATCAGGGTTGTCTTTGATTCTTGCTAACCATTTTTCTTTTGGGCTATAAGATATAGGAATGGCTAATGTCTGTAATGTATTACCAGAATCATCAAGGCGACTGACAGTTAGATCATTAAACATATTACCAAATACTATGACGTATTTGCGTAAAGTTTGATGATAAAAGGTAGATCCAAACATTGGCATGATTAGTATCTATCCACCTCGCTGAATGGGTTGCGCTCGCTAAAGTCAACATCATTAAATGATCTAATTCTAAACAGTTCATTATTTGCTGTGGATGCAACTTCTTCTAGTCGATATTCTTGAATTAGATAACCACCATCCTCAGATTGCAATGCATCATCATTTTGCATGAGATAATTATAGCTAAACATATCGCGGCTATTATTATCTTCAATGCTATCGATATCAGCATTACCGGTATTAATTCTTTCGGAACTATAACGGAATAGCTCGCATGTCATTTCATATGTGTATAGCTTGCCGTGCTGATAAAAAATTCTTTCATGTTCAACAAACTTAATTTCATAAAGCGCACCATTACCGTTGTTTATAAACGGTATAAAAATTAAATCACCTTCTAAAGGACGAGATGATGATACGGTATATCCTTCCGCACTACCAGATTCTAAAAGATAATTATCTGTATTGGAAGAATAAGAATCAGAATTTGTTTCGACAAGGTATATATTACCAACCTCATCGACAAGCTTTTCTGTGCGTATCTGATCCCAACGCCGACGGGCCATTGTAAGAGTTATCTGATCGCGGATTTCCAGATTGAACTTGCTTAGAAAGTCACCTTCGCCCTGAAAATTTTCAAGATTGTTAACATATACTTCAATGGGTATAGCAAGATCAAACTTTGAAAGAGGATCTTCACCAAATTCAACTATCTCATTGAATATGGTTCTAGGCATATATTGAATATCAACGCCATAAATTTTTATGGCCTCAACAATCAGATCATCTTCTACTCTTTGTTCTCTACCGTAGCTATAATTACGGAAGTATTTGTTAGTTGCCATATCAATTCATCATATCCATGACAGGCAAGCTATAACCACTATTCATTTCTTTTTCAAGTGTGTTAATTTCGTCATTAGCTTCATCCCAAATCTTCTGTCCATTAAACTTAACAGCACCTGGTAAATTCATACCCTCAAACTTCTTTAGGTTTTCACCCCATTGCTTTTTGACAAGTGCAGTAGCATATTTCTTTAACCATGGATCAGACCAAACATCACTAAATGCCGATGCATCAAGAACTCGATAGCAATCGACTATCACAAAATCATCAACCTTTACGTCTTTATCCCATTTCATATCAACATAAAGACGATTATTGTGGCGATTGAAACGAATAGGTTTGCTGCCAACAAATATCTGCTCTAGCTCCTCAATATGTCTCATACCCATAACATAAGGAACGTATGTTGTGCTGGAAAAGTCAAATAGATCATTTAGATGAATCTGATATCTGATATTAAAGAGATTAGATACACTGGTTGCTCTACCGATATCAAAAATACGAATTACATAATTGATATCTTCTGGTAGGGTAATAAATTTGTTATCAACATCTGTCTGAGTAATCTTATATGACAAATAGACATGCTCTGTACCATCAAAGTGAAAATCACGATAATATGCAAGAGCATCATCGATACGATCTTCAACCTGACCGTCATCGACGTTGATATCAATAACAGGAAAACCTAGCCTGCGAAGGCAGTAATCCTTGAATAGCTTGCGTGTTGTTGGTACAGCCATTCTACCCTCCAAACTGCTTGGCTATTTAGGGGCGCCTTTGGCCTCATCCTTAGCGCGTGAGCCAGCCGAAGAACCAAAATAGAATGATACCACAGCACCCCATGCAGTACCGAGAGTACCTAGCATAACAAGCATGGCTTCACCACCACCTGCCGCAGGGAGTCCATACATGAGCATATACATTAGCACACCAAAAAATCCAACTGTAATTGCACCTGCAAGCGCGCGAGGAGTCCAATCTCTGGGATTCTGTATGGCCATCTGACGGGCGCTATCGCGGTCGCCTGCACTAATACGTTCAAGATCAACATCAAGTTTTTTCATCTCAAGCTTAAATTGATTTTCAGCATTTTTTAGCGCAAGCATTTGTTCTGGTGTTGCATTCTTAGCAGCTTCAACAAGCTCTTCCTGAGTACCATCTGGTTTACCCAGTAGTGTTTCGGATAGAGTGCGAACAGCCATACCAGCAAGCGGCCCACCCATCGCAGTCGCAATAGATGGAGCTACCGTTTTAACGATGTTTAGAAGCTGATCCATGGCCTTACTTCCTTATGAAATTAGCCGATACCATTCCAACAAAGCAACCGACAACGGTTTGGAATGCGGGCCCGATAACTTCAAATATCTTGTCATTGCTTACATCCGGATGAAATATGCTAATAAGCAAAACAAAAACCACAGAAACCATAATTGTGGCAAGTGACATTACAGAAATTCTTGCTACAAAATTTGAATTTTGCACAGCCAATGCTTGCGCGTCAGGTTGTGGTGCTACTGCTGCAGGAGCAGCTTCTTTATTCTCAGCCATATCAGGCATCCTCCAACTATACTATTAATGGCATTGTATAGTTAGATCACTACCTATTTAGATTCTTCCCACCAAAACCGATGTCTTAAATTTATAATCACCTCCACCATATTGAAATGTTGTATTATAATACTTTGAGAATATTATTTTAGCAGTAATTTGTGATTTTAAATCATCAACATTATAGATTGGATTACCATATCTCATAAGCATATTACTAGTTCCAGTTAAAGAAACAAGTGTACCTTTTTTCGGTGATGGGATAAGCTCATCAAATGGTAAAAGCATATTTACTGATGGTATAATTATACCATCTTTATTATCGATAAATTCATTGATATTATTAAATACTACATTTTTTCTAATGTATGAAATTGACATTGATGGATATAGAATTGAAATTTTTTTACCTAGCTCAATTACGGTTTTATCATGATCCAAAAGAATAATTTCTTTTACCTTTTTTGATCGATCAAGTATCTCTAAAGTCATAAGAGATAACCAAGAAGCTAATATTATAATTTTTGAATTTTCTAAAAGATTTTCTGCAAAGCTAATACCTACATCAAATTCTGGTTGGGTATATGCAGTTGATATACTATTTTTTATAACCCTACATATTGCAGGGCTCTGGTCGATCATAATAGAATTTGCTTTAGATATGACAGAATTTAAACAGCTATCATATATCATGAGAATCCCACATTTGCTTTGCCCAACCTTTAGTATTGGATATATCTAATCCAAAACCATGAGAATTGTTAAACAGACAAATCTTATATTCGGGTCGATATTTTGCTAGCTCAATATCATCAGGCCAGTGCGCGCCAGCATTATATGAATATACCATTTTTTTCGGATGATATGAATATTGATCTTCTAAAAGATAAAACATTGAGTGATCTAGACTCCAATATATCTTGGAGATTTTTTCAATATTATCTTTGTAAAATTTAAATATATGATTAGCTTGATTATCGCGCCAAGTTATAAATGATGAATTTATTGCACAGTAATTATGACCGTAATGTGTTATGATTGCATCCGGTGGAGCCCAATAGTTTTTTATTAGGCGAAATTCAGTAAAGCATTCATTAAGATATTCGGTTAAATTATTATGAATTATAATATCCAAATCAAGAAGAACATAGGGTCCAGCACAATCTAGAAAACCAGTTTTAAAGGCGGATACCTTTTCTATGGTAAACATAGTTTGACTAGTACCACAAAATGAGCTAAGTTCTTTAATGTTTTTACATATTACTTCGCTGCGAATATTAGCAGAATCATCAGTTATACAATAAAATTTAAAAGGTAGATTGTAATTTTTATTAACCATTGAATATAAGCGATTTACATATAATGCGGGATATTTCTTACCCCACTTATAGCATATAAATCTAATCAATGCACTTTCTCCGGAGCTTAATTATGTATCATATCTATTCATTGCTGGTCAAACCAAAATATACTGTCAATGATGTTAAAAATATAAACTTACTATGTCACAAATTTGTACCTGGACCATTTGTGCATCATTGTCTAACTGATGATATAGAGCAATTTAATGGGGAGAATTTTTGCAATCCAATTGATATTAAAAAATATAATTTGGATACATGGTGGAACAAACTTATCGTCTTTGAAAAAGGATTTTGTGAATCAGGATCAACGTGCATGTTTTTTGATCTAGATTCAACTATATTAAAACCTTTAAATCCAATATTAGAAAATTATGATGGTAAACTCACTTATGCAACTAATCCGCATAAAATTAGATCACAATATTTGAATAGTATAATTTATGGTAAGCATGGTGCATATTATACTATGATGAATTCATCATTCATGCTTTGGAAGGGTGATAATAATCCAGAAATATGGAATAAATTTTCAACGGACCCAGAATATTATATGTGCAAATATCTTTTAGGTAATGATCAATATATGTCCTTTGAGCATTCCAATTTTAGACTTCTTGATGAGAAATATATTACAGACTATCAAATGAAAAGAATGAAAATGGAACACCCAAAGGCTATAATATCATTAAAGGGTTAACATGATTCTATTTCTTCAATCATATTTTCCCAAATATTTTTGTCATATATCACATAACTTAGTGTTAATCTATCGCAATCTGTTCTTGCAGAATGCCAAAAAATCTTGTCTTTCTCGCTAAATTTACCAAAATATCCAGCCTTTGCAGTCCAGCCGGGCTTATCCTTTATAGTATTAATTTCTTTTGCATCAAGATCATAATGATAGAAAGCACCATCACCGGTCTTACTATATGTCATGATTATATTGTAACCATGAGCATTTGAATTATTATGCCAACCAATAAATCCCTTTGGTGGATAATACATCTTAAGAGCATTATTTCTAGCACCTAAAAATGTAATAAGATCATCATCTAGCTTTTTCAATACGGAATGAAAATTCTTAGGTAGCTTTTCCGGCGACATCATAAGCATGTCCGCACCCCAAGCATCTCTAGGAAATCCAAACCGATCAGGTGTTGGTAGGGCTCTCTTTAGATATTCTGCATCTGTGCATTCAATGTAGGATAATCCCTTTTTGAAATCATCTCTACGTTGTGCTTCTAAAGAGGTATAGTCCTGAGAAAAAAACCAAGTGCTAAAATTATCTAATATCTGTAGGAGATCCGGATGAATTCTCGATAAAACCCGCATGAATTTTTTCCCTTGGTATTGTGTAATGGTGGACAACAATAGGTTTGTCTGTCTCACTCTCTTTATAATTATAAACGAAATTCCACCTAGCATCATCAGGAAGAGTGGCTATTTTGATTCCTGTAGTATCTTCCTTACAAATTCGCCAGAATGTAAACTGGTCCCATGGTTTCATTTTTTCCGAATATTCAGGCCATGGCCAAATTTTACTATGAATTTGTGTCAGGTAATCTTGCCACCACTTACGCATAAATGATTTGACTTTTTCACTATTTCTATACAAAAATAAACCACCATGGTATTTCATTTTCTCGGTTTTACTGACATTTACACCCTTTCCGCTATATTCACGGATTTCTGTCATTGAGATATCATTGTCACCTAAAAGATCAAAAATGTCCTTTATATCTTCATGCCATACTTCAGTATCACAATCCATGTATAATGTTATATCATATGGTGACTTATCTAAGGCATAAAGCTTTGCTCTAGTATGCACAGGTATACCAATATTAATATTTTCAAATAGATACCTATGACAATCTTCTACAAAAGCTGCGTGTGTAAAAAGGGTTATACGAGCATCAGGATAATGATCCTTGATTGATACAGCTAATCTAACACCTGCATTATAAAAAGCCTTTGATATTGAAGCAACTAGTAAAAATCCCTTACTGGGTTGCGGTATTTGCTGTAGCATCTGGTGCACTTTCACTCACAGTATTCATAATTGCTGTATGATTTTCCATTGCAATCATCGAAGCTATAACCATAACTTCCATAGGAGTTGTGGCCTTACGTAGCTTTGATTTTAAAGCGGTATTTGTTGATGTGCGAACAAGCTCAATTTCAAAAGCATCACTCTTTGCCATAAACAATGCTTCTCTTTTACGCATTTCATTTTCGCGCTCATGATCCATTTGTCGCTTTAGGCGATTATTTTCATGAGTTTGACGCTTCTTCGCAGTATTAGCATCAATTTCTTCAATCGTATATTTTTCAAATATTTCGGCCCAATCCGGATTACCTTCTTCGGTCTGGGTAACAGAAGCGGTCAGGATTCTACCATCATCATATTTGAATAAACATATAATTTGATTTTTTAAATTAGAACCCCAATAGGGGTCTAGAATTTCTTTCATATTAGGCAATCCTTACCCACAATCTAACGGTTGAGACATTTTCTGTACTTACCAAAATGGTAGCACCAGTATAATTACCGGTAAAAGTTCCAGCATAGGTTCCAGTATAATTTCCTGTAAATGTGCTGGAATAATCTCCAGTATATGTACCAGAATATGTAGTCGTAAAATTACCAGTATATGTACCAGAATATGTGGTTGTATAATTTCCTGTATATGTACCACCAAAAGTTCCTGTAAATGTACCAGCATAGAATCCAGTATAATTTCCTGTAAATGCTCTTGCGTAATTACCGGTATATGTACCAGAATATGTAGTGGAATAAAATCCGGTATAAGCACCAGCATAATTTCCTGTAAATGCTCTTGCATAACCGCCAGTATAACTTCCTGTAAATGTGCTAGTATAAAAACCAGTATATGCACCAGCATATGAACCAGAAAATACCCGGGCATAAAATCCCGTATAGTTTCCCGTAAAATTGCTAGTGTAAAATCCTATGAAAAATCCTGTATAAACTCCTGAATATGCGCCAGCAAATGGAATGCCGGTAAATGGTTGAAAATATGTACCTGTATAAAAACCTGTAAATGCTCTTCCGTAAGCACCAGAGAATGTCCGAGCATAAAATCCAGTATATGTACCAGAAAAGCTATTTGTGAAATTTCCGGTATATGAACCAGTATAACTTCCGCTAAATGCTCTTGCATAATTTCCAGTATATGTACCAGAATATGTGCTTGTATAATTACCAGTATATGTGCCGGAATAATTTCCTGTAAATGCTCTTGCGTAATTACCAGTATATGTACCAGAATATGTGCTTGTATAATTACCAGTATATGTGCCGGAATAACTACCAGTAAAGGGTGATGTATATGTACCGGAATAATTTCCTGTAAATGCTCTTGCATAATTTCCAGTATAACTTCCGCTAAATGCTCTTGCATAATTTCCAGTATAACTTCCGCTAAATGCTCTTGCATAATTTCCAGTATATGTACCGGAATAATTTCCTGTGTAATTTCCGGTATATGTTTGATCGGCTCTTTGGTTTCTGGTATCGATAAATGCAGATCCAGCGGTGACCCAAGTACCACCACTTACTGGAGCCGATTCTTGTAAAGAATAACGACCAATACCAGTAGCAACTATTCTATTTCGAAGTCTAGATGTTAATGTTTGTATATTTGCATCAGTCATCTGTCTGATGGCAGTGCCGTCCAATCTTAGAGGTCTAACAGTGGTGGGTGCTGTTCCGCCTGTTTTTCTCCAGAGAGTTGTAGTATCACTACCGGCGCTAGTGCTATTAGTTATAGTAGCAATAGATGTCCAAGTACCTGTGGGTGATGATGGTTGTAAAACATATGAACCAATACCCGTGCCAACCAAATTAGTCAAAGCATTTGCTATTATGTCTGAATTAAGTTGAGTATCATTTTGGACACGAACACCCCCTGTTGAAAATTCAAGAGGCCTTAATAGAGAAGTTTCGCTGGCTGATCCTAGGTCTTGCTTAAATTCATATGTTGTAGATGTAATATCTGTACCTACGGGATGATCGCCTACGCTAAACGGTCTAGTTGTATCAATAAAGGTTCCTATTGATGTACCACTAACACCATTAACATTTAATGTACCAACACCAGTCTGACTAGATGCGAAATCCTTTAAAATAACATCTATACTATAATCTTGTTCTGACGTAGTCATGGTTTGCAGACCTTGGAAGGTCGCACCAGACATTCTTAGCTTTAAAGGTGATGCCATGTTATTTCACCTTATGGATATGCTTGAGAACCGTTGGCATGATAGACATATAACGGAGCGGTCGTGGTAGCACCATCAGGATATCTAAAGCCTCCACTCGAAGATCGAATAATACCTGATACGTCAAATGTCGTATTTGGGTTTGTCTTTCCTACACCAATTCTATTGGTGATAGGATTTATAAACATAGTACCCGCATCAATATTTAATGTTGTAGATAATGATAGTGTGTTTGCGCCTATATTTACAACACTGGAAGGTGATGCGCCTAAAGTTGTATTGCTAATTACTAGCAAATTAGAATTCATTCTGACATAGCCGTTGGCCGTCAAAGCGCCATTTATTATGGTCGTGTCAAGTGACGAATCACCTAATTTACTATTTCCAAGAGAAAAAAACCTAACATTTGCTGTAATGGTATTAGCATATAATGATGACTCGTTAATAGAAAATTGACTCAGGCGATGAAATGCCTGATTGGTTCTAATTCTCCATGTATCAAATGTATTGGTAAGTGCTACATTTGCAATCTTTGCCATAGTTGCCCCTACCCGTCTTTCTTATCAATAAGCTGTAAAAGCAGCCCTTTTATGGTTGAAATTTCGTCTTTCAACATATTTATATCACTCAGCGCAGCATTTATTTCACTATCTCTCCGCCTCTTAGCTTTGTATGCTTCAAGTGCGGAGAGATCTGTAGAAAGAAGTGCCTGGTTTGTAGGATCCCTAGCAATACCGGGCGCATTATCTGCTTTTATAAGTCTCATCTTTGTAGTGCAATCACTCTCATATCATCTAGTCTAGGTGGGCGAGAGGTTGTAGTATTGGTCAATACAATCTTGATTGACATGTACTTATAACCCTCAAATCTAGCACCAGAAGAATTTCTATATTCTACGATATTTGAGTTTGTAGTATTTGCGCCTGATCTATATGTATTGCTATATGCAGGCACCTGAAATACGTATTCCTTAAAGTCATTTTGATCTTCTGAGCTTGAGAATACTGTTGATGCCGTTACACCTTCTTCATTAACCATAGATAACGGAGCCCATATGGCTTGATCAAAGGTATCGCTATCCTCTCTATGAAGAATCTTATAATAAGCCAATACATCAGAACCAGGTGGTCTATATGCTGTTAGATATAGGCGAATATCTTCAGCATCCTGACCATCCGCTAGTGTAACCTTGCGGGTTATATACCTGGCCATAGCGCCACCACCAGATGAATATCCGGCTTCATTTGTAGTATTAGCATTAATCATATTCTCTACAGTTATCACAGAAATACGCTTCACATCGATTGCTGGTGATACAAACGGAGACTGAGATGCCATTGAAATTGAAATCTCAGCTGATCTGTCTGTTGCCATAGTTGAACTTGATGCTACCGTATTCGATTCTATGCTTCTGCTAAGAACAAAACGAGGAGCATCAAATTCATAATTATCATTTGGATACAGTCTTAGAGAAGTTGTATCGCGTGTAGAGGTTCCTGTTGCAAACTTACCATAAAATGCTATACCAGTATTTGGCGGCAGAATATAATCTGTGCTGAAATTGATAACATCCGCACGAAGATTATTCATTTTAGCAATATAACCGGTTCTTCCAAGAATCTGACCTCTAATATAGGTATTAGCAAAGAATATTCTTCCTGAAGTCGATGCAGGCCCGCTATTGACATAAGATACGTTTGCAAGATGCAGGAATGTATTGCTAAATCCGATATCATTGTAATACACGATACGGCCAATTGGTGTTGTAGCAGAAGTTATGCCACCATTTGATACACCAATAATTCTACCTGATGCAGGATCCAGAGAATTAGCACCAATATTACGAATACGTATAGTTTCGCCGCCCAAAAACTTAGCACGGCTAACATTGCGAATACGTAATTGAGTTGGGCTAAATCTTGATATTGTTCCGGTAGCACCTGATGTAATACCCTGAACAAATGTAACGGCCGTATTAACTGGTTGTGTATTTGTGGTAGCAAATGTGCCAGTCAGAATAGTTTCACCATGAACTTCTTCACCAATTCGACTAAAGGTTCCTGATGTATTTGCAATAGTTAAATAGTCGCGCAATTCATTCTTAAATGTTGCTCTACCACTTGAAGTATTTAAAAATGTGGCAAGATACATTGTATATTTGATATCTTCTTCTTGCACAGCAGAATATTGACGATCATTAGATGAAGCAAAAAGAGTACCAATAGCAGGTTGAGTTGTGACTCTATTACCTGAAATGATATCAGTTTCGCCTAGTCTTGCAATGAATACGTTATAATCCGGATTGGATGCAATTGGTTTAATAACAAAGGCATATTCTTTACCTTCCTGCAAATATACAGGTGACGGAAAGTGAACAGGAGTTGGCTTTGATGAATCCTCACTAATATTTACTTCATCTGATGACAGTATGACTCGGCTAAACGGAACCACACGAGATGTTATATTGAATGATACAGGATCAACCTCTCTTATGTGGACTTCAACACCTAAGCTTTCATGCTTTGTAGCAAAAAACAGATCCACTTTGGTTACAAAGATACCGCTGACAAGTGATCCTAGGACTCTTGATGTGATTAGGAATGACTGAGCAATTGGGTCGCCGCCGTCGCCACCACCATCACCACCTCCACCATCACCGCCGCCGCCGCCGCCGTCTCCGCCAGCGTCTCCACCAGCGTCTCCGCCAGCGTCTCCGCCAGCGTCTCCGCCAGCGTCTCCACCAGCATCGCCAGCGTCGCCAGCATCGCCAGGACCAGCATCACCAGGCGCATCACCAGGCGCATCACCGGGTGCACCAGTAGCATCACTAAAACCACCTTGAGCATCGCTTATGCTTTGGCTACTATCTGGTGTATCTGTAGATTGGCTACCACTAAATCCACCGCCATCGCCGCCGCCACCCCACCAAATTTCGGGTTGTGGTTCTGGTGGGGGTGGATCAGGTATAACTGGTGGTGTGACTATCACCGGTGGCGGTGGTGGGGTCACTGGCGGCCGTTCATCAGGAATTATCGGCGTAGGCGTAACAATTGTATCTGTAGGTGTAATGGGTAGAATTGTTACATTAGTTTCAGTTGTTGGTCCTGGTAACACAGGCGGTTTTACAACAGGGCCTTCTGTCGGTGGTTGAAGCACAATAGGCACAGGAACTTCAATTATTTTGGTTACTATGACAGGTACCGGGACTTCAACGGGCTGTATGATAATTATTGGAGGCGGTGGTGGAATAGGATCCGGTACAAACACAGAATTAGTAACACTTGATGACGATGTTCTGGTTTCTGTGACAGTTCTCGGTACAAGATCAGGATATCTAGTAGTCACAACAGTAGTTTCAGTTTGTTGTGATAGACCCTGTGCCGTATAAGTTGCTTCAGCTGAAGTGGTAACAGATCCAGTTGATGCTGAATTGTTTTGACTATCCGTTAAACGGAAAATCTTTGAACCAATTCTAAACTTTAACTTGCTATCATTTGGAAGTCTAAACGTACCATATACATCACCATTTGCGGCAGCAAACAAACTCCCACCCTCAGATCCAATTCGTGTGAAATTGGAATCTGTTGGTGTCACATATGCCGAAACTGCAGTTCCATCAAAAAATGGATATACTCTACTACCAGGCTTTAGACCCTTACCAGTAAATCTGATAAATCTGGATCTCATAAACGGAATAATATTTGATGAGATAATGCGCGGGCCAGTAGAATATGTCGATTGAGCCGGAACCACATCATATGCAGTCCCAGTTCTTCTTTCTGTAGTTGTAGTTGTGGTAACAGTATTTGTTAGGGTACCTGACTGTCCAGCAGCCTGTTGCTTACCTGATGACACATTAGTTGAGCTACCCTGCCAAGTTGTCTGCCAAGAATTCCACGAAGTGCTCCAACCACTTGGCATGTTTAGCCAGTTATCACTTAGTAGATTTACATTGGCCTGAACATCAGGAAGATTTACTGTATCAGTCCAGTAGTCATTATCCGGATCTAATACGATACCACCAACCCATCTCCAGAAAAGCCCTGCCGCATTCCGTGTTGTCGTAGCATAGGGTTGATTGATAAAGGGTCGATGCGAATAGATCATCGTAATTAGATCACCGGGCGCTTGGCGTCTAGCCTGAATTATATTGGCCGTAACACCGCTAAATGCGCCTCTAACTGATGATCCTGATGAGAAATTACCAGAAGCATCTTCGATATAAAGCTTATTATCGACCTGGAATCTTAAGCGCGCCTGAATACCACCAGCATTGACAAGCTCACCATTTGTAAAAGAAATTTGACTATTAGATATAAAGAGTATCTGATCACGTGATACACCATTTTCAGTAACGTTGGTTCTAACCACATTAACCGAATTTGCTGCATTGTAGAAAAGCTCAAAATTATCCATCTTGAACGGTGGACGGGCTTCACCCTTGGTATCATCAATAGCAATCTTATAATCAGGATTTCTTACGTCACCGATATTGTGCCCAGCAAACTGATCAACAATAATACCATTCTTGAACCTATCATTACCTGAAGCATCCTTAATGGTTAAAGATTTGGTGCTTTGCTCTAGCAAGCTTAGTGAAGTATAATATTCTAAGTTTTCAATTCTATCGCGTAAGACACCTATGTCTTTCATGGTAAATCTTGGATTTTTAATTGCCCTCATAGAATTGGCAAGATCGGGTCTTGATACTCTACGAGCCTGTTCATCTGGAAGAGATGGAAATGGTGCAAGATTGATAGTAGCAATTGACATCGTACCTGACGGCTCATCTGGTGTTACCGGATTGAGCGAAGGTGTGCCTCGTATTGCTCTAAAATTACCCTTATGATCAAGTACTATGCGATCATTTCTCTTGAGATAATAATCAAGATCCATGGTGAAATTTTCACCAGGAGCTGCATGTCTTAGGCCGCCAATTGGCTGATCGAGAGTTGTTGCCAGTGCAGGATTGGTTGAGATACCAGCAATTGTGCTAACGCTTGCAGCAGTATCAGTCATTCTAGGGCGAATATCAACACAATCTCTCAGATCATATCTACGGCCAGTTTTTGGTGAGAAATATATTGGAATTTCATAGGTATAAATCTTAGTAGTATCTGTACCCGCAGTAGCATCATCAACTGGATAAGAATCTACTGAAAAATAACCAACTCCAGATGAATAGCTATGTGTAAAATGATCAAATTTTACAAGTAATCTATCACCTGATGTGATAACAAGGCCACTATCCGGATTTTTAACTAGACGCGCGTGTTCATAAATTGTATCACGCATTCCTGAGTCTAGAGTAAAGTGGCTTGTTACATCATCACCTTCGGTTGTAGTTGTAAATGATGATCCGTTTTTCTTTCTAACAGAAACTAATCTAAAACCATCAGAAAGACCTAGTGACCAAGGACCGGCTACATCTGAAGTTAGACTTAATTGAACAAGCCTATCGCGCGCAATGACCTTTGCTGCCTCTTGGCCATCAACCTTATTAAGCTCAGTAATAACCGTTGCATTTAATGCTGTATTGAGATTTTCATTTAGATTAAATGTAGCTTGTGTTGATGATCCAATTGAGATTGACCGATCACCACCACCGCCTTTGTTACCAAAATCTACGGCTTGACCTTCAATGAATCTTTTGTGATAAGCACCACCAGTTGAAGAAGCAGCATTTGCTGTTAGAGTTAGCGATGTATTATTGGTTATATTGCTAACAATAAACTTTTGCGTTGGGCTACAAGCAATAATATCACCAGGGCTTAATTGTGTAGTAAATGATGTACCAGATCCTGAAACTGATGTGGATCCAGATGTAACAGTTATTGTTCCTGTCAAATTTGTTGTATTTGAAGAACCTCTTGAAACAACATAAAATCTGGTTCTGGTTGCATCATCTGATATGACACCAGAACCAGAAATGGTTTCCGAAGAACTACCCGTTGACAGTGTTGCAGATGAACCAGCACCGGTACTAAATGCGATATCAAATGATTTCTTAAAGCTAAAATTGGTATCTATTGTATTATCGGTAGCGCGAATTCTCTTTACCGCTGTAACGGGTAGCGCAAAAACACCGATATCAAACGAAGAATCTGTTGTGGTTGCATTTGTTCCGTCAGCACCCACAATATCAGCTTTACCATCTGCCGAGCTTGCGTCATAACCAACTGATTTGACTTCAGTAAATGATCTACCGCTATTCATTTTTATATCGGTTAGATACATCTTATATTCGCAAGAAGGTAGACCCGGTGTGCCGTTAGAATATTCTATGGCTCTAACTCGGGCCGTTCCTATTGATGCGCCAGAAATAGATGTTGTAGAATATTCTCCATTTGTGATGGAGTTCATCTTTGCATCTCTTAGTGTAATTTGGCTTTGACTATTAACGTCCCATTGACCGGACATATTATTTACGGTAATATAATTACCATAGTCCGCAGTCGTAGATACCTGTTCCACTGACTGAAAATCATTTGCTTTATCAATTGTAACTTTATAGCTTATGAGAAATTCTTTGTCATATCCCATAATATAGGCTTTACCTGGCTCAATTTCTACTACCAGATTTGTTGCGCTACCACCTGCGGCCGCAGTATAAACACCCTGATTAAATCCGCTTACAAGGTGCTCTCGTATTCTTGGTTGAAGACCTCTGACGATATAATTACCGGATTCATCATAAGTCCGTTCAGCTATGTAATCCTTTAGTTTATTATATTCAGGCTTATCACCTCTAGACTGCACTAGGCCAGATTTTACCGTCATAAGCTCAATAAAGTTATTGGTTGAAACTTCATTAAACTGCTTTTTTATTAGCTTTGGAAGAAGCTTTAGTCGGGCCGCGCCGGGTGCAGCATAATTATATGATCCAGATGCAGGATCTAACAAGGTTTCATCAGTATTTTCATTAACAATAATTTCAAAAACTTCAAGACCGATACGATATGAAGGATTTTTTGCATATTTGTCAAGTATTAATGCATCGGCATTTACCCTAATAAAGTGGTCTTTTGCAAATACCACGCCAGGTTCAATTCTTACTGATGATGTCGGTCCTATTGCATTCTCGATAATAAGATTGGCGCTAGCACCAGTAGATGCGGTAATAACCTCGCCATTAAGGAATGTTCTTCGAGAACCATTAGCACCAGTATATTTTACAAATAGGGTTTTTACATTGGGTGTATTTGCTTCAGAACCAGAATTTACAAGAATAACGCTAGCTTTAACACCTGATGTCTGACCGGTAATGGTTTTATTTAAGAAATTTTGAACATCTACAGATTCGCCCGATGCATTATTATCCCGAAGCTTTACATGCACAAATTCATCAAGGTGCATCTGACAGCCGGTTACAATTGAACCTTCTTTAAAGACATGCTCAGCAAATCTATCAATTTGGTTTTGAAGTATACTTTGAATTTGTGTAAGCTCTCTCGCCTGAACGGCAAGACCTGGTCTAAAAAGAATACGATGAAAATTCTTTGACTCATCAAAATCGTCATAATACGGTGCCACATTTAGATTAGTGTTTATCGTGACGGTATTAGCTACTGACATCTTTTTTTCCTGGTCCTAAAAAGTCACGACAAAACGAAAATCTTCTATCTGATCAGAAGTTCTCGTAATTGGTGTTTTGTTTTCTATGTATAACACTTGACCGGTCCCCTCACGCACAGCAGGCTTTGCAAAAGAAGATACAGTTCCAACAGTTCCGGTTGTATCGGCTGTCAAGGTTTCCCCTTGTGAAAATGCCAAACCTGTTCCACCTGTAGTCACTCTAACAACCTTAAGTATACCCTGTGTTCTTATAGAATTTGTATTGGCAAATTGAACAACACGCGCTTTGCTTCCGCTGGTCGATCCTACAACCACTTCATCTTCTCTAAAGTCACCAGTAACACCTGTTAAAACTATTCTCGAAGTTTGATCTATGATTGCTACATTTGCTGCCGCACCTGATCTTAGTTTAGGATTTCTAATTAATCCAACCATTCGAAGATCGTTATTTGCTGGATATGTATTTGCATCACCATCACCCAATGAGACTGATATCATTATACTTTTTGCATTTAGTTCATTTACCGCACTACTACCATGACCACCTTGTGGCGAAAGTGCTGGAGAAACAATAGCACCTGATCCGTATGAAGTATTTGCTCTTATTGTTACATTTGCAGTAGAATAATTACGACCAGTAGAAATCATGGTTATTTTTCTAACTTGACCACCAACACAATTTGACACATATGCGGTTGCTCTTTGAGATAATGTTGCTCCGCTATCGCCCATAATAATTACATTTGGTCCAATATAATATGTTGATTGTGTATTAGGTGTAATTGTAAATGAGCCATTTACAACTGCTGATTTAGTTATTCCAATATACCTTGTAATTCTTCTTAGCTGACCTGATCCCAGTCCGGATGATATGAATACTGTAGAATTATTATAAATGCCATCAACCGAGCTAGCTTCAGAATTTAGTCTCACTACAGTAGAATTGGTTATTGCAGAAAATGTATTAGTTAATGATAGATATCCATTACCATTTGCCGATATGACCATATGATCAATTGACCCGTTGGCTGCTGCTTGTTGCACAGCCCATTGCGCCGATCCATTATTTGCAGTTATCTGTACTACTGGAATATAGGTATTATTGAGAAATTTTAGCGCATCGGATGATGACACATTAAACATAAATTTCCATCTATAACCATCTGATGTATTAATTAATGAAGTACCAACACCGGCAGGTTCCTCAGTTGATGGACTTCCTCTATTATTGTCTATACACTTATAGACATTATAATCAGATGTTATGACATAAAACTGACTTGAAAATAGATTTGGGTTGGTATCGGTATATTGAGTATAGATTGTATTATTTGTCCAGTTATATCTTTGACAGACATGAGTAGTATCCGTATAATTGATACGTTTTAGAGTTACCATATCTCTAAAAACATCATATGTCGAATTATACGGAGTATTTGCAACAGTGGTAGGTGCTGCATCATTAGCAAATGATGTTACCCTCCCAACAAACATATACATGCGAGTAGGATCAGTTTCATTGAATGATTCATGAAACTGCTCTGCTGTATTGATGTTAAAATTAAACGTAGTCGTACTTGCAGTCATATACCATCAACCCTTTTAAGCGTTATGATATTTATTGCTGTACAAGATACTCACTTAGCTCAGAAAGCAATGAAGTTTGGTCTTCATTAAGTAATCTTGGTTGTATCTGGAACATACGGATTCTATCAAGGAATGAATCTATAATAAACATCTTAGTTTCATCTGTATTTAAGAAAATACCAGTAGGTGAAGTTCCTGGTGTTAGATCAAGCTGACTTACATAATTTGCAGTTCTTACATCCCACGGTGTTGATAGATTATATGAGAATAGCTTGTCATTTGTTGTTCCAGTCACAAACATTCTAGCACCATTTTGCGAGAATGTAATAGAATTCATCGTAGCATCTTGTGAACCAAAAGCAAAAAATTTGCTATCCTCAAGGACAATATTGAATCCGTCTTGTGCTACCAATATATCACCATTCTCCATTATGATATTATTGAAATTCGCATTTGCTGTTCTAATATCCCAAGGTATGGTTAGATCACATTCTACAACATTATCATAGGTGGATCCTGTCATAAACATTTTAGTTCCGTCA